AAGGCTGAAGGTTCTGTAATGAGAGGGTTCGAAGCTATGTGTCATGAGTTAGACTTAGTTGGATGGACCGCCACACAGGGTAATAGGTCTTCTATTTCAGCTGAAGTTGTAACTACCGACCAAATGGGTGGTTCGATTAAAAAGGCTCAGGTTGGTCACGTAATCATCTCTGTGGCTAAGACACTTCAACAGAAAGAAATGAACCTTGCAACTATCGCAATTACTAAATCACGTTTAGGTAAAGATGGGGTAGTATTTGAGAACTGTAAATTTAACAATGAGTTACTTGAAATTGATACCGAGAGTTCGGTAACGTTCTTAGGTTTCGAAGAACAACAAGAGGAAAGAAAGAGAGATAGGGTAAAAGAGTTGATGGAGAAACGAAAACAAAAAGAAGAACAAAAACAACAATCTTAATACAAAAAAAACAAAAAATAATTATGGAAAAAATTTTAGTGGAGAATCCTAATAGATTCGTCATCTTCCCAATTCAGTATGATGACATTTGGGAATATTATAAACAACATCAAGCGGCGTTTTGGACGGCAGAAGAGGTTGATTTAAGTAATGACATCAGAGATTGGAATAATCTTACTGAAAACGAACAATACTTCGTTAAGAACATCTTATCGTTCTTCGCGGCTTCAGATGGTATTGTTAACGAAAATCTTGCTGAGAATTTCTTAAAGGAAGTACAATATCCTGAAGCGAAATTCTTTTACGGGTTCCAACTGATGATGGAGAATATACATAGTTTAATGTACTCTCTATTAATCGACACATATATCTCAGACGAGAAAGAAAAACAACTATGCTTCACAGCATTAGATAACTTACCTGCGGTTCAAAAGAAAGCGAAATGGGCTCTTGATTGGATTGAAAATGCGTCTTTCCAAGAGAGATTAGTTGCGTTCGCTGCGGTTGAAGGTATCTTCTTCTCAGGTTCATTCTGTTCAATCTTTTGGTTGAAATCAAGAGGAATCATGCAAGGGTTATGTAACGCCAATTCTTTAATCTTTAAAGATGAAAACCTACACTGTGATTTTGCTATTCACTTAGTTAATAATCACTTAGAGAACAAACCATCAGAAAAGAGAATTAAAGAAATCCTATTATCTGCACTTGAAATTGAAAAAGAATTCATCACAGAATCTTTACCTGTTTCACTTATCGGAATGAATTCAAACTTAATGAAACAATATCTTGAATTCGTAACCGATGGGTTATTAGTTAAATTTGGTTGTAAAAAAGAGTTTAACGTTGAACAACCATTTAAGTTTATGGAACAAATCGCGGTTGAAACAAAGGGTAACTTCTTTGAGTCAAGAACGATGGAATACCAAAAAGCGAAACTAAACGAAACATTATCTTTTGATTCTGATTTCTAATTTATTACTATTAAAAATATGATGTCACTAAAAATTAAAAAAAGAGGCGGGGAAGATGCGTCCTTTAATCCACAAAAAATATATAGCAGAATTAAAAGAGCTTCTAAAGGTTTAACTGTAAATTCAGACGAAATCTTTATTAAAGTTATTACTTCTGTACCTACAGAAGGTGTTATAACAACTAAAGAGTTAGACAAACTTGTATATGAAATTGCCGCCGCTTACACGGGTAGTCACCACGATTATTCAAGACTTGCATCTTCAGTTGCAATCTCTTCTTACCACAAAGAAACTGACCCAAGTTTCTCAAATACAATGCATACGTTACACGTTGATGGTATTGTACATGATGAACTAATGTCAATCATTGAAAAATATGGTCCGAGTAAAATTGATGAGGTCATTAATCATGAAAATGATTATAACTTTGATTATTTCGCTTGGAGGTCATTACAAGAAATGTACTTGTTAAAGACACCTGAAGGTAAAGTAATTGAAAGACCACAACACATGTACATGAGAGTTGCTCTATGGGTAACTAACACGTATGAAGAGGCGGTAGAATACTACAACTCATTATCAAACCAACGTATATCAAAGGCGACACCTATTATGATTAATGCGGGTACAAGAGTACCTCAATTAGCATCTTGTGTGTTACATTACAACAACTCTGACTCGAGAGAAGGGTTATTGAAAACCTTGAATGATATTTCAACTTATTCTTCAGACGCTGCGGGTATTGGATTATCAATGTCTAACATTCGTAGTAAAGAAAGTAGAATTAAATCATCAGGTGGATTTGCTGGAGGATTACTAAAGTACTTAAAAATTGTTAACGAGTCATTAAGATTCTTTAACCAACAAGGAAGAAGACCTGGTAGTGCTGCTATCTATTTAGAACCATGGCACAGAGATATTATGGACCTATTAGAGATTAAAAAGAATACAGGTGCTGAGGAATTAAGAGCGAGAGATTTATTCACCGCGTTATGGATTCCCGATAACTTCATGAGAGCGGTTAAGAACAATGAAGATTGGTACTTATTCTGTCCTAATGAAATTATTAAATCGGGTATCAAACCATTACAAGAATGTTATGGTGATGAATACGAAGAAAACTATCAAAAGGCAGTTGATTTAGGTATCGGTAGAAAAGTTAAAGCTCAAGATATTTGGTCTAAAATTATCGAGTCCCAAGTTGAGACAGGGGTTCCTTACTTATGTGCTAAAGATAGTGCGAATAAGAAAACTAACCACCAAAACATCGGTGTAATTAAACAATCAAACTTATGTAACGAGATTTACCAATACACTGATGAAGAGACAACTGCAATCTGTACGTTATCATCTATCGTATTGAAAAACTTTATTGTTGATGGTAAGTTTGATTATAAGTTATTGATTGAAGAAGTTAGAAGAGCGGTAAGAGCGTTGAACAACGTAATCGATAAAAATAACTATTCAACAGAAAAAGGATTAAAAGGAGGACTTGAACAAAGAGCGATTGCTATTGGAACTCAAGGGTTGGCGGACGTATTCTATTTAATGGATTACATCTTCACATCTGAAGAGGCTAAAGTTTTAAATAAAAACATATTCGAGGCAATCTACTTCGCAGCTATCACTGAAAGTAATGACTTATGTAAAAGAGGTATTAGAAAACCATATAAATTTTTCAAAGGGTCACCAATGTCAAAAGGTGTATTCCAATTTGATATGTGGGGATTAAACGAATCTGAATTATTTTTAGATTGGGATACCTTAAAAACAGAAGTTAAAGAATACGGAGTGTGTAACTCTTTATTTACAGCTCAGATGCCAGTTGCATCTTCAGCTAAAATCACAGGTTCATTTGAAATGACTGAACCAGCACACTCTGCGTTATTTAACAGAAGAGTTGTTGGTGGTGAAATTATGATTGTTAACAAGTACTTAATTAACGACTTTGAGAAAATTGGGGTATGGTGTGAAGACTTGAAAAACGAAATAATCATGAATGAGGGGTCTATTCAAAACATTAACTTTAACCAATACCTTGACCCTGAGGACAGAAACTATAATAAAAAAGTTAAGAGAATTGAACACTTGATTCCAAAGTATAAAACAATTTGGGAAATCTCTCAAAAAGAATTGATTGACATGGCGGCGGACAGAGCTCCGTTTATTGACCAATCACAATCAATGAACATTTATATGAGTAATCCAACATTGTCTAAAATTACTTCATCACACTTCCACTCATGGGAGAAAGGATTAAAGACTTTATGTTACTATGTTAGAACCAAAGCGATTTCAACAGGAGCTAAACACTTAGCGGTTGATGTATCAAAAATACAGAAATCAAAACCTACTGTTGAGGTACCTAAAGTAGATTACACTAACATGAATTTACCTCAAAAACCTGAAGGAATCGAAATTGAATGTTTCGGTTGTTCATCTTAAGATACTAAATAATCCCGACCAACATCGGGATTATTTATTTTAATCTATTTATAAGGAAAAACGAGGGTATTATATTTATAGTTATGGCAGATGGAACTACATATGGTATTAATTTTCCTTTTAGAGATTCTAAAAGAGGAGATTATTTACAATTAACAGAGCTTGAAGCTCAACAGATTAAAGCGGATTTAGTTCATTTATTGTTAACAAGAAAAGGTACAAGATATTACTTACCTGATTTTGGAACAAGACTATATGAATTTTTATTTGAACCTTTTGACGGACTTACGTTTGATGCGATTCAATCTGACATCAGAGAAGCTGTTTCGAGATACATGCCAAATTTATTATTAAATAATATCTCAATCACACCTGCAGACCCAATGGAAGAGGTTGATATCGCGGAAGGACAAAACATCGTAGGAAGTAGCGAATCACCAGTATATAGATTTCCAGGTAAAGGGACATCAGAATATACTGCAAAAATTAAAATCGATTACTCAGTAGAATCAAATACGTTTGCTCAGAGTGATTTTGTAATTATCAATATTTAATATAGATGGCGAATCGTAAAATATCATATACAACCAGAGATTATCAGGGAATAAGAACTGAGTTACTTAACTATTGCAAAACATACTATCCTGAATTAATTCAAGATTTTAATGATGCTTCGGTATTCTCAGTATTCTTAGATTTAAACGCAGCCGTTGCCGATAACCTACATTATCATATTGATAGAAGTATTCAAGAAACGGTACTTCAATACGCACAACAAAGGTCTTCAATATATAACATTGCAAGAACCTACGGTTTAAAATTGCCAGGTCAAAGACCTTCAGTTGCTCTTGTTGACTTCTCAATCACAGTTCCTGCGTTCGGTGATAAAGAAGATGAAAGATACTTAGGAACTCTAACAAGAGGGTCTCAAGTAACAGGGGCGGGTATTGTATTTGAGAATATCTATGATATTGATTTTACATCACCATATAATGCTCAAGGGTTTCCGAACAGATTAAAGATTCCAAATTTCAACTCCAACAACGTATTAATTAACTATACTATCACCAAAAGAGAGTTAGTTGTTAATGGTATAACTAAAGTATTCAAAAAAGTAGTTAGTCCAAATGACGTTAGACCATTCTTTGAATTATTCTTACCTGAAAAAAATGTATTAGGTATTACAAGTGTATTACTTAAGAGTGGTACCGAGTATAGTAATATACCAACAAGTGCTGAGTTTATCGGAGCATCTAATAGATGGTACGAGGTAGACGCATTAGCCGAAGATAGAGTTTTTGTTGAAGACCCTACAAAAGTATCTGACCAACCTGGTATTAAAGTAGGAAGATACATTCAAACACAAAACAGATTTATTAGCGAATACACACCTGAAGGATTTAAGAAAATGACTTTCGGTGGTGGTACCAATACCGCTCAAGATGCTTTAGACCAATTTACAACAGTAGGGACAACATTAGATTTACAAAGATATACAAACAACTTCTCTTTAGGTTCGGCATTAGTTCCAAACTCAACACTATTCATACAATATAGAGTTGGTGGGGGATTGGCATCAAACTTAGGAACGAATGTTATTAATCAAATAGGCACTGTTTCATTCTACGTTAATGGTCCTTCAGAGTTAACAAACTCTTCAGTAGTTAACTCGTTAAGATGTACTAACGTAACCGCGGCAATTGGTGGAGCAGGACTTCCATCATTAGAAGAAATAAGAAACTATGTATCGTTTAACTTCTCCTCTCAAAAAAGAGCAGTGACAGTCCAAGATTATGAGGCTCTTATTAGAAACATGCCAGCGGAATTCGGAGCACCTGCCAAAGTTTCAATTACAGAAAATAACAACAAAATATTAATTCAATTACTATCATACGATACTTCAGGTAAATTAACCAATATTGTTTCTGATACTTTAAGACAGAATGTGGCAACTTATCTATCAAACTATCGAATGATAAATGACTACATTTCTATCTTAACCGCTGAAGTTATTGACCTTAGTGTTGATGTTCAGATTGTATTAGATGCTGCTCAGAATTCAGGACAAGTTATTGCTGATGTGGTTGACAAAATATCAGCGTATTTTAATCCTCAAGTAAGACAGTTAGGGCAAAACGTATACCTATCTGAACTTAGAAGTATTGTTCAAAATCAAAATGGTGTAATCACTGTTGCAGGAATGAATGTTTACAATAAAGTTGGGGGGCAATATTCTTCGGCTGAAACATCTATGGAGTATTCCGACCCTGAAACTAAAGAAATATTACCTGTGGATGATACGGTGTTTGCTCAACCTTCACAAGTTTACCAAATCCGTTATCCAAACAAAGATATTAGAGTTTCGGTTAAAAATTTCCAATCAGTTACCTTCTCTTAATAGGTTTATTATCGTTACGTTTAGTTTATTATTAAAAAGAGTGTGTTAGTACTTTAAAAATAACACATAAACTATTTATAAATTAAAGGTAATACATGGGTCAATCATATAGGATAAAAACCGAACTCGGGTCTAATAAGACAATCAACGTCCAATTAGACCAAGAGTTTGAATTCTTAGAAATCTTATCGTTAAAAATACAACAAGCGGATATCTACACAAGAAGTTGTGCGGACTATGGTGTTATTGTTGGTAGAGTTACCGCCAATAATGGGTTGGGTATACCTAATGCGAGAGTTGCGGTATTCGTCCCAATAACCAATGTTGACGAATCTAATCCTTTAATATCAAGTATCTATCCTTATGAATCTCCTTCAGATAAAAATGAAGACGGATATCGATACAATCTTTTACCTTACGAAAAATCATATTCAAAGCACTCAGCGACAGGTACACTACCAACAAGAGCGGATTCTCTTACGGGGATAACTGCAGTTGAAATATATGACACGTATTACAAGTATACTGCCAAAACAAACGAAAGTGGGGATTACATGATAATGGGGGTTCCGTTAGGGGACCAAGCGATTGTTATGGATGTTGACTTATCCGATATTGGAGAGTTCTCACTAACACCTCAGGATTTAATTAGAATGGGGTTGGCAACCGAAGCACAAGTTGCGGGTTCTAAATTTAGAACTTCAACAGATTTAAATTCATTACCACAAATAGTTAATTTAGTTAAGAACGTTGAAGTTTCTCCATTATGGGGTGATGCGTCACTTTGTCAAATTGCAATAAATCGATTAGATTTTGATTTAAGAGATGATGCCAATGTTGATATACAACCGACATCGGTGTTTATGGGATGTATGTTTTCTTCACCTGACACTCTAAGAGTAAGGAATAATGGAAGACCAAAAGATAACATGGGTAACCTATGCGGTTTAACAACATCACCAGGTCAAATATTAGCGTTAAGACAAACAATACAACAAGATATAGATGGTAACCCTGTTTTAGAACAATATGAGTTAGAACAATCAGGAAATGTTAT